TTACGCCCCCGCCAACCCCTCCAGCACGTCAGCAAAGACCGCCTGTCGGCCGCGCGCCACATACGCGCTCAACGTCTGCGCCTCCGAGGCGTGACCAAGCTGCGCAGACGCCTCAGCCAACCCGAGACGCTCATCGAGGAAGGTCGCTGTGGTCTTGCGGAGCACGTGCCAGGTAACCCATTCCAGCTCAGAGCCCCTCACTGCCCGCACTAGCCAGTTACGCGCCGAGTTATAGGCAAGTGGAGCCCCGCCCTGCTCGAACACGTGCACAGCCCCTTCACGGGCCTCTGAGCGCCGCCTGCGGAGCACATTGAGCACGAAGGACGGCACCTGCAGGGTGCGGGGCTCGTGCGTCTTCGTATCTGCCTGCCAGCCACCCTTCTGAATGAGCGTACCAGCGACCGTGACCGTCCCCGCGTCCAGGTCTACATCCTCCCAGCGCAAGCCCGCGCCCTCACCCCACCGGCACCCAGTGCCAAGCAGAACATCGACCAGATCGGGCAGATACCCCGAGTAGGCGCGGGTTGCGGACAGGGCGGCGACCAGCCTGCGCAGCTGGCCGACCTGTTCGAGGGTGAGAGCGCGGACTTCCTTCTTCTTGGTCTTGACGGTGCGGGTTGCCAGGATAGGGTTATGAGGGATTGCGCCCAGGCGCGTCGCCTCATCCAGTGCCATCTTCAGCACGAGCCGCTGATTGTACCGCGCGGTGGGAGCCTTGATAGTGGAGAGATAGGCGTCGAGCGTGCCGGCGGTCAGCTCCCTCAACTGCAGGGAGCCTAGCGCGGTTGAGGCTTGCCCCGCCCACAGGCTGTAATTACGCATCGTGTTGGTGGCGAGCCCGTCGAGCCCGTCCAGCCACCGCTGGAGGGCGACTTTGAGTGTGGTGGAGCCGCTGAGGGCGGCACCTGCGGCAGGCAGGGCCGCCAGCTTTGTTTTGAGCTTGTGTTCGGCTGCGGCTTTGGTGGGAGCCTGGGCGGTGATGTTGCGGCGCACGCCGCGAGCGTCCCGGTAGTTGGTTCGGGCACGCCAAACCTTCGGACGGATGCGAGTCAGGTTGATGACGCCGTGGGTGCCGATGGGGAGTGGGTCTCTGGCCATGGCGTGTCCTTTCCTTGCGTAGGCGCGTTTTCGCACCTATACTCATGCCCGCGCCAGAGATGGTGTGGGACCACGTTTTCTTCCTTACACGTGAACATGCGATGCGGAGAGCGGTAATCTTGCCTCAGAGTAACGACTCTGGGACAAGGTTGCCGCTCTATTTTTGTGCCGTCTGAGGTTCAGAGCGCCCCTGCAGGTAGGTGCGCTCGGGCATAAGCGTGCACGAGGTCTACGGTTACGTCCAGGTGGTAGGCAATAGTTTCAGCATGCCCAGGGTAGGCGGTGACGACACGGCGGAACTCTTCGGGATCTATGAGCCATTCGGCTGCCTGCAGGTCTCGTTTACGTTCCACGGCTGAGTTGCATTCCTCGTGCGTGTCTTTGTGCAGAGCGTGGGCTAGCTCGTGGGCTAGCACGGACCGGTATTGTCTGGCTGTCATGCCGGATGCGAGCACGATTGTGCCGGTAGGTTCGTGGTACCCTCCCAGGAGCCCGGGGGTGTGCAGGTCTTCGACGGTGCGCACCCCCAGTTTCTCTGCAATGTCGTAGAGGTTTTCTGTCATGGTGGCTTCCCTAGTGAGTGAATAAAGGACAGGGGAGTAAAGAGGGCTGGATTAGGCTTCGAAGCCTTCGTCCGAAACAATTTTGCCGCGCTTGGCAGCCAATCCGTACCCGGAGCGGGCTAGGGCGCTGTAGAAGTCGATACCGGGCAGAGCCTGTGCCTGCTCGCGCGCCTGCTCAGCCTTTAGCGCCTGGGTGGCTGCCTCGACAATTGCAAGAGGGGCCACACCGAGAGCCGCACATAAAGCGTCTAGCTCATTGGTATCGAGAGCCACCTGATCAGAGCTGACAGTGCGGTGCACGCGTTGCCTAGAAAGGCCTGCCTCTTCAGCTAGGCGACGCATTGACCAGCTCTTACGTGCTGCTGCTGCGCGAAGTTCTGCATGTATATGTTTTGTGAAAGCCGTAGGTTCGGGCTTTGTTCCTTTGGGTGACATAAGACAATCTTAAAACTTTTTTTACAAAAATCTCAAATTAGCTTGCATATGTCTTTATACAATGACATACTAGACTCATCGACTTGATAGAAAGGAGGTCGTAATGACCACCAAGGAAGTCGTCGCGGAGACGCTTCGCGGCGTGATGGCAATGCAGGGTAAGACTCAGAAGGACCTCGCAGAACTTCTAGGTATAACTCGACAGACCGCAGGACAGTACTACAACGGGTATGCCGTAATGAATACTGACCAAATTGCAGCAGTGGCCGCCTGGCTCCAGGTCGACCCGGGCCTGTTCTTCCAAGGGTTGAAGACTGAATATCAGCCCGCCCTTGCACTTGCAGTCTAATTTTCACCACTAAGTGTCTTTATATAAAGACTTAAAGGAACATTATGCTAACCATTCCCCAAGACCACCTAGCGCTCTGGTCACCCGAAGAGCTCGCCAAAGCGCTCGGCGTGAAAGAGCAGACTCTCGCTGACTGGCGGAACGCCCGCACTGGCCCTGCTTTCATCCGCACCAGTAAGGGTCAGCGTGGCGGCAGGATCTACTACACCTCCACCGCCGTCATGGACTGGCTCCAGTCCCTACCCGTCACCCACACCACCAACTAAGGACTACACACCAATGACCGCCAAGACCAAGCGCGACCGCGCCGCCGGCCGCCAGCGCCGCCACACCGCCATTCAGACCATCGTCAACAACCACCAAGGCATCATTGACGACATCGCCAGCATCGACAACTCCATCGCATGCCTACAAGACGAGACCTGCGACCTCGGCAGCCGACTCGACCACTGGTACACCATCCTCGACGAGAAGAACTCCCACACCCGGAAGAACGTCGCCTACACCATGCGGCGCGTCGGCAAGAACGAACGCAAGCAAGCCGAAGTCGAAGCCGCCGTCGGCATCCTCCAGCACACCAGCAAGGAGCACCAGGAGGCCATCGCCCAGCTCATCGTCTACACCAACAAAGTGCACGGCAAGCAGACGGCCTTCAACCATGAAATCACCCTCCTACAGGCAGAAGTAGACGACACCAACCACCGCCTCTTCCAGCTCGCCTGGATTACCGTAGGCCTCTGGGCAATCGCCGCCATCACCATCTTCGCCTACCTCATCACCAGCTAAGGAACACACCATGGGCACCACAACCCTTCGTGCCGCACGCGCCCTCACCTGGGCATGCGTCCTCACATTCATCCTCATCACAGGTATCGGCACCGCACAGGAAGACATTGCCCTGCGCGCCATCATCTTCACCGCCGCACTCATCCCCGCAGCCGCCGCAATCCTCATCGGCAGCTTCATCCACAACCACACCACAGGAGACACCAATGGGACATATCGCAGATAGCCTCCCGCACCCGGGCGACTGGGACGGAGAAAAGCCCCTCTACAGCACGGCTGAAGCCGCCGTATTCCTCGGAGTCAAACCGCTGACCATCACCAACCGCGTCTACCGGCGCACACTCACCCCCGCCGCCTGGAGCCGGGACACCGGGTACTGCTTCACAAGAAGCACCCTCGACCACGCACTCTACCGCGCCGAGAAAGCACTCCGCGCGAAGCGCGAGTACCGGCACATCATCCCCAACAAAGAGCAACTCACCCCGCCCCGCTTGAAGCGCTCCAGCATCGACTGGAACAACCCCTGCGAAGGAAGGAAAAAATAACCATGCCGTCCAGCATCTCTGGCGTCGAGGCCCGTATCACCGAAGCCCGCGAACGCCACCAAGAACTACACCGAAGCGCCCGCCAAGATGTCGCAGACTGGCGAACCCAAGCCGCCCGCATCACCACCACCGTCAACGCCCTCAACGAAGCCAACGAGGCACTCGACGCCAAGGTGAACACTGCACTCGCCCTGTCCGTGCTCGCTTGCACCGTCAGCCTCATCGCACTCAAGAGGCGGTAAACCCCATGGCTGTCAAGAAACTCTGCGGGGCATGCGGCAACGACGCACTAGAACGCAACCCCAACTGCGCAGCCTGCGGCAACCGGCACGCCCGCTGGTGCAGGGCAGGAGACCCCCGAGGCATCCCCACACCACGCAAAAACGTCTGCGCCGCCTGCGGGCAACCCGCCCACCAAACCAACCCCGACTGCAAAACCTGCATCAAACGCGAACAACGGCGTGCCAAAGCAGAAGGCCGCGAACCCTGGATTCCCTTCATGACCACGAAGGCGATGGCGGCACCCCCAGTACCCGTCACCACGCTCACCACAGCGCGTGACGTCCACAACCACGAGACGCTCACCGGCTGGCTCACCGCCCGCCGCAACCGCCTCAACCCCACCCCCAAGAAAGGTAACGAAATGACCACCCACACCACCCTCACCGGCGCAACCATCACCGACGAGCAGCTGCAGGCACTCGCCCTCGAACTCGTCAACATCCAGGCAAACATCGCCGCGCTCAAGGAAGAAGCCGCCCGAATCGAAGAGCAGCTGAAGGCCCTGCCGAACGGCAAGTACACCTGCGGCGATGCAACCCTCACCGTCTCCCACCCGCGCCGATTCAACGAGAAGAAGTTCGTCGAAACCTACCCGGTAGACGCGTTCCCGCAGTTCTACCAGACCGTGCGCAAGGTCAACCTCAAGGCACTCGCCCCCAACCTCAAGGACGAATACGCCGACGACACCACCGCACGCCTCACCATCCGCTAACCACACAGGAAGGACACGCACGTTGGTTAACCCCACCATCGCCAAACCCCCAGCCGGGACAGGGCAGACAGAAGCCTACACCGCCGACATCACCGTCGCAGGCATCATGAACGTTATTACTGACTCCATCACCGCCCACCCCCGCAGCCTCCAAAAACGCATCGGCCCCTCCGAAATCGGCATGGACTGCACCCGCCGCCTCATCCACAAACTCGCCGGCGACACCGAACCAGACCGCGGCATCGCCTGGAAACCCACCGTCGGCACCGCCTGCCACACCCAAATGGAGGAATGGTTCGGCGCCCACAAGGACGAAGGGTACCTCGTCGAGAACCGCGTCACCGTCGGTCAGATTGGCGGCGTAGACATCACCGGCTCAACCGACCTGTTCAGCGTCAACGACAAGACCGTCATCGACTGGAAATTCGTCGGCCCCGCCATGCTCAAAAAATACAAGCTGCACGGTCCAAGCCAGCAATACCGGGTGCAGGCGCACCTGTACGGTACCGGCTGGGTCAACGCCGGCTACGAAGTTCAACAGGTCATGATCGCGTTCCTCCCGAGGGACGGTGAACTCGGCGACGCCTACTTCTGGTGGGAACCCTACCAGCCCGCAATCGCAGAAGCTGCGCTCGCTAAAGCAAACCAGCTGGTCAGCCTCATCAACGCAATCGGCAAGGACGCAACGCTGGCGATGTACCCGCTCTGCAATGAGCGTTTCTGCCCCTGGTGCCCTGCCGATAAGGCCGCCCAGCAGGCGACCATCTAACCCCCAATTTTTTATCAACCCCCCTTTTGAAAGGAAAACCATAATGTCCGCTTTCGATTTCTTCGCACCCCGCGCCTCCCACTCGTGGAAGTTCACCAACCCCGGCGACACTCACACCGGCACCATCACCGAGGTCAGCGACGCACGCCAGGCAACCGAATACGGCTCCAACGAGCTCGCCTACTGGGACAAGGAGCGCACCCGCCCGAAGATGCAGGTCGCAGTCACCCTCGACACCACTGAGCGTGACCCGCAGGACGCTAACGACACTGGTAAGCGCACCCTCTGGGTTGTTGAGGACGGCCGCTCCGGCTCCATCCTCTCCGCTATCCGTCAGGCAGTGCACCAGGCAGGCGCAGGCACCATCGACATTGGCGGCCAGCTGACCGTGACCTTCTCTGGTTTTGACCCGAACAGCAAGAACCCGGCGAACCCCCGCAAGATCTACAGTGCTTCCTACGTGCCGCCGGCACCGGCTGGTGGCATGTTCACCAACCAGGCACCCGCACAGCCTGTAGCGGCACCTGCCCCGGCGGCTCCGGCACCGGCTCCTGCTGCGCCGGCACAGCCTGTAGCGGCGCCTGCAACCCCGGCACCGGTCCCCGCCGTACCCGACGCAGTACGCCAGGCAGTCACCGCCCTCATCGGCACCGGCCAGGCTGATGAGCAGATCGCCGCAACCCTCGCCGGAACCGGTCTGCCCGTCACCGCAGAAACCGTCGCCACCATCCGCGCCACCGCAGCCTAGCGCCGCACATCTACCTTCACCGGTAACCCAAACAGGCGATACCCAGGCAAAGGGGCTTCCACACATCAACCCTTGCCGGGGTATCGCCACCCCAACCAAACCAGCCAACCTGAAGGACACACGCCATGGGAACCCCCGTCACCCTCGAAACCGCCCTCCACCTACGCAACCACCGCCTCTCTATCATCCCCACCCGCCCCGACGGCACCAAAGCACCCGCCCTACCCTGGAAGGCATACCAGACCGCCCCCGCACCCATCGCAGAGGTCAACGAATGGTACCGGGACGGCAACCGGCGCAACCTCGGCATCGCCATCGTCACCGGCGCCGCCTCCGACCGCCTCGAAATGACCGAAATCGAAGGACGCGCCGCAGCCGACCTCCCCAAAATCGCCGCCACCATGACCGAACGCGGCCACGCCCGCCTCTGGGAACGCCTCAACGCCGGCTGGCTCGAACTCTCACCCTCCGGCGGATTCCACTGGATCTACCGCCTCGAAGCGGGCGCCAAGGTGCCCGGCAACACCAAACTCGCACGCAACGCCGCCGGCGAAGTCCTGGCCGAAACCCGTGGCGAGGGCGGATATTTCATCGCCGCACCCACCCCCGGCTCGCATCACAAGAGCGGCAACCCCTGGCAGGTACTCGCCGGCGGCCCCGCAACCGCCCCCACCATCACCGAGGTTGAGCGCGCAGCGTTCCACAAGGCAATCACCGACACCCTCGACGAAACCCCAGAACGCCCCGTAACGCTCTTTAGCCAGCCCAAACCCACCACCACCCGCCCCGCCGCCGAAAGCCCGGCTGAGGGCGGCCTGAAGCCCGGCGACGACTACGAACGACAGACCGACTGGGCAGACATCCTCACCCCCCACGGCTGGACCCTCCACTCCACCCTCACCAGCGGCGAACGATTCTGGACCCGACCCGGCAAACACCCCCGCGACGGGCACTCCGCCTCCACCGGCCACGCCGACGACCGCGACCGCCTCTACGTCTTCTCATCCTCCGTCCCCGACTTCCCCATCGAAGAACCCATCACCAAATTCCGCGCCTACAGCATCCTCAACCATGCAGGCGACGACACCGCCGCCGCACGCGCCCTAGCCGCAGCCGGATTTGGCGAGAAAGCACCCATCACCGTGAAACTCTCCGACATCCTGCCCTCCCGCCACCCGGCACCACCCACACCACCACCCGCCACGACAGAAGCACCCGCAGAGGTGCCGGCAGAGGTGCCGGCGGCGGGGGAGCAGACACCCGAAACAGCAACCACCGTTACAGAGGCCCCCACCACCGCCAGCAGTGACGGCGCCACCATCACCGACTGGACCGAACTAGGCCTCATCCGCGCCTTCACCCACCTCTTCACCAACCACATCCGCTACAACATCGACCGCGGCCGCTTCTTCCACTGGACCGGCACCCGCTGGGAAGAACAACCCGACACCGGCGGCGACACCAAACTCGCACTCCTCAACTTCGCAGCCGCCCTCCAACCACCCGTCACCGACGAAGGCAAACCCGACAAAGAAGCACACGCGCTCATCCGCTACGCACGCTCCCACCGCGGCTCCACCGCCCTACTCGGACTCCTCAAAGTCCAACCCACCATCGCAGTGCCCGCCTCAGCCTTCGACACCCACCTCGACGAACTCAACACCCCCACCGGAATCATCAACCTCAGAACAGGAGAACTCATGCCACACGCACCAACCCGCATGCACACCAAACAAACCGCCGTGGCACCCGCAGGCACCAGCCCCACCTGGGAGCGGTTCCTCGCCACCACCTTCAACCACGATGCGGCGCTCACCGGCTACATGCAGAGGCTCGCCGGCTACTCCGCGACCGGCCTGCAGCGTGAGCACGTCTTCGCCTTCGCCTACGGCACCGGCGGCAACGGCAAGTCCGTCTACTACGACGCCATCACCGGCGCACTCGGCGACTACGCCGCCACCCTACCCGCCGGATTCCTCATGAAGAAACCCTTCCAAGAACACGCAACCGAACTCGCACGCCTCAACGGCAAACGCTTCGTCGTCGGCTCCGAAACCAACGCAACCGACACCCTCGACGAAGCAAAGCTGAAGATGCTCACCGGCGGCGACCGCATCACCGCCCGCTTCATGAACAAGGACTTCTTCGAGTTCACCCCCACCCACCACCTGCACCTAATGGGTAATCACCAGCCCGCAGTCGAAGACGGCGGCGAGTCCGTGTGGAGGCGCATGAACCTCGTGCCGTTCGTTCACACCGTCCCTGCTGAAGAGCGTGATGAGCTCCTGCCGGAGAAGCTGCGTACTGACGCGGCGGCAGTGCTCGCATGGATCATTCAAGGCGCGGTCGCATACTTTCGTGACGGGTTGCAGCCGCCCGAGGCAGTCCGCGCCGCCACCGAAGCCTACAAGTCCAGCCAGGACACGGTCGGGCAGTTCCTCGCCGCCCGATGCGACCTCTACCCCGGCAACAGGCACTACACCGTGGCGGTCACCGACCTACGCCAGGCCTACCACATCTGGTGCGCCGAGGAAGGGTTGGAGCCGGTCAAGGGCAGGGCGTTCGCCTCCCAGTTGAAGGTGCACGGGGTGCTGGTCGGCCGAGACGCACCCCCGACATCTCACAGGGGGCCTCGACTGTACGGCGGTCTGCAGCTCAAGGATTCCGACATCTGGTAGACACTCAACCTACACAAGACCTACACAAGACCTACACAACTTTCACTCCTTGTGTAGGTTGTGTTTCCCCAAGTCAGACCGCAAATTGCCTACACAACCTACACAACTTTTACAAGTAGATGACAAACACACGCGCACACGCACACGCCCGTTACAGCCCTGCATATAGAACCTTGTGTAGGTTGTGTAGGCGAAAACCTGCCGACAAGGCAAAAAACCCACCTACACAACTTTTCCAAGCACCCCCGAAAGACCACCATGCCCCGAAAACCTGTCAAAAAACAGCCCGACCTCCTCGACCAACTCCCAACACCACCACCAGGCACCCCCGAATGGATCCGACACGAACAAAACACCCAACCCAACCCCCGCCAAGCACGCCAAGCACACATCAACACCTGCACCCGCTGCGGAGCACTCATCCTCACCGGCCTCACCGGCCCCACCACCGCAATGCCCACCACAGCAGACCCAACCACCACCACCAACCCCGCAACCATCCGCGCCACCCTCCAGCAAGGGCGCCGCGCCTACCAGGTAGAAACCACCGACACCGCACTACACCTCAACGAACTGCACGCACCACCAGCCCCCGGCATCACCGTAGCCCCACACCACATCTGCCACTACACCGCCCCCGGCTACACCCCAATACTCAACCAACGAAAGGACACCACCACCAATGACACTCCACCCTTCTGACACCCCGCCCGCAACCATCACCCTCAAAAAGACCCCCCACAGCAAACCAATCCTCCGCTGGATACCCCTCGAAGGGAAAACCCTCCTCTCCATCAACCGCTCCAACGGCACCCACTGGCGAACCTACCGCGCCAACGCCGACCAGTGGAAGCACGCAGCCAACCACGACATCCACCAATGGAAACAAGAGCACCCCAGCGGGCGAATCCCCACCCTCACCCACGCACAAATCGACATCTGGATCTACAAAGCACGCCGAGGCCGCTACGACCCCGCCAACCTCTACCCAACCGCCAAAGCCATCATCGACACCTACGTCGAAGCGGGACTCCTCCCAGACGACAACCACGAACACCTCGACGGACCCCACCTCCACCACGGAGGCTTCAACAAAGAAACCCCCGGCCTGCTCATCGTCATCACACCCCTACACCACCAGCCCGAACCACCAACCCACCCACAACACTAAGGACACGCCACCATGCTCTCCCTGGACTCACTCCTCCACGAATTCACCAACGACCACCTCTCCACCCACACCTGGCACGGAACCACCCTCTACACCCGAGCCCTACCACTGCTGCAGCAACTCGAACACGCCATCACCGAACGCCCCAACACCGGACCTGGCGGCGGCGGATTCAAATCAACCAGTCCCTGCAACGACCATGCGCTCCTCATCAAGGCCGCCATCGAACACCAAATCAGGTACGACCTGCCCGCCACCCAGCAGGCGCCCAAGAACGCCCCCCTCGCCGACAAACTCACCAACTGGGCGCACCACGTCGACCACGACTACGCCGTCACCAAGCTCACCGGCTGGCGCGAAGCAATCAAAGCACTCGACGAAACCACCATCCCAATCCGCGTCCCCTGCCCCAACTGCGGCGCCGAATGGGTCATCACCGAAACCAGCGAAGGAGAACAACGAGTGGGTGAAGCAATCCACTTCCACCTACGCGCCGAAACCGCCGAATGCACCGCCTGCAAAACCACCTGGCACGGCATCGACACCATCCGCACCGCACTCATTGCAACCACCTAAAAACTTGTGTATACTCTCGCCCAGCTTCATGGTGCCCAAAAACAATTAGCGGGCACATGAAAGCGGCGGATCACAGACGACGACACTCAATGGTTAGCAGCGTGTAGTCACTTCAGTCGGAGCCCCTGCCCACCACGGACAGGGGCTCCACCTGTACCAGGAGGCAGACCAATGACGACTGCGACCAAATACAGTGACCGCAGCTACCGCGCCAAAGCCGCAGCACTACGCAAAGCAACCAGCGACAACGGCTGGCCCTGCCACCTCTGCGGCAAACCCATCGACATGAGCCTGCCCTACACTCACCCGCTGGCTTTCACTGCCGATCATCTTGATGCCATAGCTAACGGCGGCAACCTGCTCGGCGACCTGGCGCCCGCACACCGACGATGCAACAGTAGGCGCGGACGTAAACGACTTGCACACCAGGTGCGAGCGCCCAAGACCACGCAAGCATGGTGAGTGGTTCAAAAAATTTTTTTATTCAACGGCAACGAAACGGAATTGGTTTTCAGATGATGGCTGAATGGGAAACGTACCCCGGGGGGTTACCCCCTATGGGGTCAAGTTTCCCCCTTCGGTCATAGTGACATCCCCCCGCGGGCTCTGAAACCCAAAATTTCCCGTTGAGAGGGGGGGTTCTGTGGCTGAGAAAAAAGGCCGCAGCCTGGCTCCTTGCGGGACTACGGCGGCGGCGAAGCGTCACCGTCGCCGGGGTGAGCCTCCGTGCCCGGAATGTAAGGCTGCGGAGCGTGCCGCGTCGAAGGCGGCGCGTGATCGTAAGGCTGCAGAGCGCCCGCCGGAACCTGTGTTTGGTGCTCCTTCTCCTGCGCCTGTTGTCCAAGCCATTGGACAAGCTGGTTCCGTGGTCGTTGAGCAGATGGTCGCCTACGGTGCAACCCGTGACGTTGCTGTGCCGACGCATGAGGACCCTCTTGAGTCCGCGCGGTGGCGCCTCTACAAGGCTCGTGCGGCTCTGATTGTTGCTGGGCCTCGTGATGTGGCGGCTCTGTTGAACGCTGAGCGTGAGGCTGCGGCTGATATCGCGAAGCTGAGTGAAGCAGTGAAGCCGAAGGTGAGTGCCTTGGATGAGTTGGCGGCTCGGAGGAAGCGCCGCATCGAAGAGGCGCAGGCTGTTTAGGGTGGAGGTGAGGCTCTGTGGCTGAGACGGCTCAGCTGATGGGGTCTCAGACTCCTCGCATCGACGTTACGCCGCTGTATTTCACCTCTGCTGGTGATGATGCGGTGGATTTGGCGGCTGTTGCGGGCTTGCATTTGGACCCTTGGCAGCAGCATGTGCTCCGTGGCGCGCTCGGTGAGCGTGTTGACGGGCGCTGGAAGGCGTTCGAGGTCGGTCTCATCGTCCCGCGCCAGAACGGCAAGGGCTCCATCCTTGAAGCTCGTGAGCTGGCGGGCATGTTTTTGTTCGGTGAACGGCTGATCCTTCACTCTGCGCACCTATTCGGGACGGCTGTTGAGCATCAGCAGCGTTTGGAATCGCTAATCCGTGGGTCCGAGCTAGTCGAGTACATGGCTGGCTACGCGGGTGACCCGCAGGGGAAGATGTCAGGCATCAAAACCGGCAACAGCGGCATGTCCTTGACGACTGCGAACGGTAACCGCGTCCTGTTTAAGGCGCGTAGCCGCGGTTCGGCGCGTGGCTTCACCGCAGACCTGGTTGTGTTCGATGAGGCTTACGATTTGCCGCGTTCTGTGCAGGCTTCGATGCTGCCGACGCTGGCATCAAAGAGTTTGAATGAGTCCCCGCAAATCTGGTACGCCTCGTCTGCTGGTATGCCTGACTCTGAGGTGCTGAAAAGCATCCGTGATAGGGCACTCTCGCCTGCTGAGGAGACGAAGCTGGCGTTCTATGAATGGTCGACGGTTGAGGATGCTGATCCGGCTGACCCTGCGAACTGGGCGCTGGCAAATCCGGCGCTTGGTCGGCGTATTTCGGCTGAGTATGTGGATTCGGAGCGCCGTGCGATGAGTGATGAGCATTTCAAGCGTGAGCGCCTCGGTATCTGGTCGAAGGTTGGTTCTTCGTCGGCGATCCCTGCTGATTTCTGGGCTCAGTGCCTCGATACAGAGTCCCGTTCCGGTGTTGAGGTCGCGTTCGGTGTGGATGTCACGCCTTTGCGTGATGTGGCGACGATTGCCGCTGCATCTCGCCGGGCTGACGGGAACATCCACATTGAGGTTGTTGATAGGCGTGTTGGTACGGATTGGGTTCCGGCGCGCTTAGAAGAGCTGAAGCGTAAGTGGAAGCCTGCGGCGATGGTTTATACGGGGGCTTCGCAGTCGTCTGAGGTGATTGCGAAGTCTCCAAAGTTGAAGCGGATGACTATGGGCCTTGACCACCGCACTTATATGCAGTCGTGCGGCGTTTTCTTTGAGGCGTTGGGTCGTGGTTCGGTTCGGCATACAGGTCAGGAGGAGTTGGATGCTGCTGTGCAAGCTTGTCGACGTTCTAAGGGCGGTAGTGAGCTATGGAGTTGGACGCGTGATGATCGAAGTCAAGATATTTCTCCTTTGGTGGCGTGCACTCTTGCGCTCCATGGACTAACTGAGAAGGACAAGAAGGGAGGCGGTGCCGGATGGGCCGTATTGTAAAGAACCCGGGTAAGTGGGAGAGCTACTACAACGGCACTGCAAGGCTTGACGCGATTGGCGTGTCCCTGCCTCCTGACGTCCGTGTGCTGGAAATGCAGGTTGGCTGGCCGAAGCTAGCTGTGGATGTGCTCGTTGAGTCTTTGGTTCTTGATGGGTTCTCGATTTCGCGTCATGGCGGTCAGGATGAGGCTCCTGAGCAGCTGAACCGCATCCTGCAGGCGAACAACTTCCGCACGAAGCTAACTTTGGCGCTGACGGAGGCTCTTGTCTCTGGTGCGGCTTTCATGGTCGTTGGTGGCGGCTCTGACCCGTCTATCCCTCACATTTCCGTGCACAAGGGTGACGAATTTGAGCTGCGGAAGGACGCTACGGGCCGTCTGGTGCAGGCGGTGCAGACGTATCGTGGCGGTCTGGATACGTACCGGGCGGTGTATGAGCCCGGTGTGACCAGGTTTTACTCCACTCGTGACGGCTTCGAAGTCCTAACCTACATTGACGAGCACGGCTTCGATGGTATCCCCGTTATCCCTTTTGTGAACCAGATTCGCCTTGGCGAAGAGGGGCGGAGCGAGATTGAAGAAATCCACAAGCTGTGTGATGCGGCGGCGCGAACGCTGACGAATCTGCAGGTGGCTCAGGAGCTCCTGTCCATGCCTGTTCGCTATCTCTTTGGCGACGGCGTCGAGGAAATGTTCGTCGATGAGGACGGGAACCCGCGGCGGAACCGCTTGGAAGCCTATTTCGGGCGTTTCTTGGTTGGTCCGGCTGGGTCGCAGACTGGCTCGGTGCCGGGTGCAGACCTCACTCAACTGTTGAATACGTTCAAGACTTATGCGTTGCAGGTTGCGTCGCAGACTGGCATCCCCCCGTTCATGCTGGGTGTCTCTACAGAGTCGAATCCCGCGTCTGCGGAGGCGATGCGAAGCGCGAAAGACAGGCTCATCACCAAGGCGGAGCTGAAGCAGTCGATTTTTGGTGACGCGGTGGAGGATTTGGCTCGCTGTGTCCTGGCTGTCGCCGGTGTGGACACTGAGGGGCTTGAAACCCTTGAAGCGCGTTGGCGTGACCCTGCGGTTATTTCGCTCAGCTCTCGCAATGCACTCATGTTGCAGGCGCAGGCGCAGGGTGTTGTCTCGTCTGAGACGGTGCGTGAGTTCATGGGCTTGTCGCCGGAGCAGTTGAAGCGTGACCGTGCGCTGGACCGTCGTTTGGCGGTGTCGGTGGGAGACCCCGTCTACTAAAGGAGGCGCCGCATGCTTGATGATCTTGCTGCGGCGTATGCTCAGGCGTTAGCTGCTGTGGCTGATGCGTTTGTGGAGGCTTTCCTTGCGGCTCTGGGGTTGATTGATTTGTCTGACTCGGCGGCGGTGAAGGCTGCGGAGCCGGGTATGCGGTCGCTGGTCGTGAAGCATCGCCGGTTGGCGGCGCAGGCGGCGAACGCTTTTCTGGATGCGTCAGCTGCGGAGCATGGCGTGGAGGCGTATCACCCTCCGGTGGAGCCGTACCATGCGTCCGCGCTTCGGAAGCTTCTTCGTGAGAATGTTGGGGCTTCTGCGGAGCAGTTGGCGGCGGCGGCTCGCCGTCATGTGGTGATGGCGGGGCACCGTCAGATGATGCGTGCGGTTCTCGACCCTGAGTTCGGCAATTATGCGACCAGGGAGGAGCAGGAGGAGCTGGAGCGCTCCACCTCCCCGCTCACTGCTGGTGATGAGTCGGAGGATGATGCCCCGGCGGGCGGTGGAAAGGTTCGCCCGGTGGGGTGGGCTCGTGTTTTGCAGGGCAAGTATTCGTGCGGGTTCTGCATCATGCTTGCTTCGCGTGGCCCGGTGTATTCGTCGGCGGATGCGGCGAAGTATGTTGCCGCGCCGGTGGGGGAGAAGTCCCGTGAGGGCGGTTTTCTCTCTCGGAAGGCGCGGACGGAGCTGCGGAAGAAGAACCCGCGCGCGTTCCATGAGCATTGCGACTGCATTGTGGTGCCCGTCTTTGATCCTGAGAATTGGTCGGGGCGGGCTGAGCAGCAGCGGTTGGCGAAGTTTTATCGGGAGACGGTCGAGAAGGAAGACCGTAAGTACGAGGCTGACCCAGAGGGGTATGAGCCGGTCAAGATCTCTACGGTGCTATCGCGTGAGGCTGAGGCTTGGCAGGAGGCTGAACGGCTTGATGGTAAAGAAGAGCAGGTTGACCCGAAGTATTACGGGGCGCTTGCTTCTGAAATTCCTGACGGTGAGAAGCTGTACGGTCATGAGCTGTTGTTCTTGCTGAGGTTTGAGGCGTTGGGGAATAAGGCTCGGTGGATTGAGCGGCCGGCACCTGAGAAGGGTGGCGGGATGAAGCCCAGCAATGATTTCATTTGGCTGAATAATGGCGAGCTGATTAGTGAGCTGAAATCCTCAAAAAACAAGTACTCGACAATTAAAACCCGAATTTCTGATGCGGTTAGGAAAGCTGAGGTACATGGGGTTCAGAAGCAGAACTTCGTGGTTGATTTGGGGAATAAGTACTTGGATCAAAAGTTGGAGAGGCAGTTGCGGATGTACAATTTACGAAATCCTCAAGCCCCTATTAAAAATTTGTACGTTATGCACTCTCGGGGAGAACATTTAACCCCCATTCAGCTTGAATCCAACAAGGACAGTTGATAGACTGTAGATAAGGAGTTAGACGATTCCCCTGCAACCCTGAGCCTCACCTGTTGGTGCGGCAATAATGCTTGGGCGGCCGCGGCTTTATGCTTCGGTCTAGAGGACCGTTCGGGGGCGTCACCGGCTAACTCCTCATAACTTTTGTGAAAGGCATCCTGCTAAGTGGCGGGGTGCCTTTTGCTATACCCGAAAGGAACAAAGATGAGCGAAGTACCTACCACTGAGGCAAAGGTCGAAGAGGCCACCGAAACTGCACCTCCGTGGGAGCGTGACGGCGAGACCTTCGACCCCGAACGCGCCTGGAAGCTGGTTCAGAACCTGAAGGCTGAGCTGGCCACCGTGAAGGCTAAGCAGGCAGAGGCTCCCGAACCTACTGCTGCTGAAGAGCCTGCGCAGGAACCCGAGGCTAAGCCCACTGAGGCTGAAACCTCTTCTGCAGCGCAGGATGATTCGGCCGCCCAGATCGCGTCCCTGCAGGCTGAGCTGGCGCGCGTCAAGGCGCTCGCCGCTGTCGGCCTATCTCAGGATTTCGCCCCGTTTGTACCGGGCGAGACCAGCGAGGAAATCGAGACGAACCTCGCAACTCTGCAGAAGCTCATCAGCGATGCCGCGAATGAGAAGACCGAGGCGGTCCTCGCGGCGGCACCGAAGAGCCGAGGCATGGCGCCGAACCCCGCACAGCATGCGGCACCGGCACGCGATGTTTATGAACAGGCCGCAGAATACATCTTCGGCCGATAAGCCTACAAGCCCCTCTTACCTCAAGAGGGGCTTTATCTATACCTAATTGGAGGAATGAAGAATGAGTGCAACTGCTACTCTTGACGTTTTTAAGCGCGGCGGCATCCTGCCTCAGTCGTACGCGCGTAAGATTATTGCTCGCGCAAACGAAGCATCTGTAGTGCAGAAGCTGGCGAAGTCGGTAACGATGCCGATTACTGGCACTAGCATCTCCGTGCAGACCTCCCAGCCGCAGGCTGGCGTGGTTGGCGAGAGTCAGCTGAAGCCTGTGACTAGCATGGACCTGACTACCAAGTCGATTAAGCCTATCAAGGTCGCCGCTGTCATGTATTGGTCGAAAGAGGCGCGCGAAGCTGACGAGGCGGGCTACCTGAAGGTCCTTGAACAGCAGGCAGCATCCGCGATTACTCGCGCTTTTGACCTGGCTGTGCTGCATGGTAAGAGTGCCCTCACTGGCCAGGAAATCACGGGCGTAGAGTTCGTGAACCAGACCACTAACCGTGTCGAGTTGGGTAGCTCTGCGAGGGGCAAGGACGGCATCTTTAATGAGCTGATGGCAGGTACGGACCTGGTGAATCTGAATGCCGATTTTGACTTCGAGGTGGACGGTTTCGCAGCAACTCCTGCGCTCCGTTCTCGCCTCTACACTGCTACCGACACTACCGGTCGCCCCCTCTACAGCGACACGATTGACCTGAAGGCAGGCCTCGGCAATGTGATGGGCCTCCCCGTGGCTTATTCCCGCGCGGTTTCTGGCAAGGTCGGCGCCGCCCCTGACACGAAGGTCAAGGGCTTCGCAGGCGACTGGAGCACCCTGCAGTACGGCTTTGTCGACAAGCTGACTCTCCGATACACCGACCAGTCGACCATCGTTGATAGCGGTACTACCGTTCACCTGTGGCAGCAGAATATGGAGGCGATGTTGGTCGAGGCCCAGTTCGGCTGGGTTTTCACCGATAAGAGCGGCTTCGTGGCATTTGAAGACAATGTCGCTGACAAGTAATGAGCTGCTGACGTTGAGGAGGAGACATGAGTGAGATGCTGACTATCGCGTCTGCTGAGGACGTGAAGAGCGCTCTTCGCCGCGATTTCCGTGGAGATGAGGAGTCTCATGTCTCCTCCCTGCTCTCCAGAGCGGAGAACCTGATTCGTGTCCGCTATAAGAACTTGGATGAGCTGGTTCTTGATGAGGTCGTTTTTGACCTCGTCAGGAATATTGAGGCTGAGGCTGTGGCTCGCGTACTTCGTGCGGACGATGGCGGCATTTATAAGTCTGAGACGGAAGACGGTTACTCGTACCAGTTGAATTACATGGTCGCGTCCGGTCTTCTGGACATCTTGGAGAAGGACTGGAAGAACCTCGCACAGGCAACTGGCTCCGGCAGGTACCGGACCGTTGCGCCTGCGACTGACGGTTACGCTGCGGCACGGTACCGGAGCTGGGGACCTAACATCTCCCTGCCTCCTGACCGTCAATTCCAGTACGGTTGGCCTGCCCAGGACTCGTTCTCTGAGAAGCGGTACATCACCGGTGGTGGTTTGCCGTGAGCAGGCTCCGCAAAGGCGTACACGCAGTCATGGTAACCCCCGTACAGCCCTCGGTTGGCCCGTATGGGCCAGAAGAGCCCGCAACCCCCGTCACGGTGCGATGCAACGTGCAACCAGTCTCCTCTAAAGAGGCTGCTGGGCTCGCTGAGGGTGTCCAGACTGTTTACCGTGTGAAGTACTTCCACCAGGAGCATGGTCAGGCACCATGGCCTGGCGGACCGTACTCACGCATCGAATGGGACGGCCGCGTGTTCGAGCAGAGAGGCGAAGCTATCCTCTCGTCGATGTCTGCAACGACCTCACACTACAAGGTGCTGATGGTGGACCCGTCGGCGGAGGTGAAGTAGCGTGTCATTCCAAGCAAGAGCCGATATCGAGCTCATCGCGGCACGGCACGCGTCCCGTGACCCAAAGTTCGCTGCGCTTGCCCGCAAGGGCAAGGCGCTGGTGGACGCTGAGGTTGACCGAGTGTACGCAACCCCAGAAGGGCGCGTCACCGGCGCGTACCGTGAGTCCTTCGGGTTCGTGCGTGAGCCGACTAAGCGCGGCGTGATGGACTACCTCATCTTCACTACGGACCCGCAAGCCCACATCATCGAGTGGGGGCACGTGACGAAGGACGGCGGGTGGGAACCCGGCAAGTTCGTGTTCACGCGCGCTCTACAGAATGCGAGGGAACTCTAATGAAGACCATTGACACGCTCGGACTCATTGAACACCATCTGCTGGGGATTGGTGGGGCGCTGTTCTTTCAGGCTCCTACTAATCTGCTGCGGCGGCTACCGGCGTTGATTGTTGAACAGTCCGCACCGACGCATTTTAGCGACAATCTGGATAACCCGTCACTGTCGGCGGTTGCGACAGTGACGTTGAACGCGTTGGCTGAGCGTCGAGTGGACGCTCAGCAGTTGTGTGCTGATGCGTTTAGCCGCCTGTTCGATAGTGTGCATGAGGTGACTGAGTTGGGGTGGGTGAGCCGCTGTACGGAGGTTCAGCAGCCGCACCTGGTTCAGCACAAGTACGAGGCGTCCCGCCTGTTTCAGTACACTGCGGCGGTTCAGGTTGTTTTCCGCCAATCTCCTAAAGCCGGTTAGCCCCGGCTCTGTTGTTTTATAGACCTGTATATGGAAGGAGGGCTAATGTCTAAGCTCGATGAATCGCTCGACGCGACTACTATTGCGAACATTGGCCATATTTACTACGCCCCTGTTGGCACCCCGTTCCCTAAGCTGAACACCTTTGATTTCACCGGCGAGGACTGGGGCTCCTGGAAGTGGTTTGGCGACACCTCGGCAGAAACTCTGCCGGAGTTCGAAGAGGACGACGGTAAGGACTCGAACAAGGATACCTGGGATCGTAAGGATACCCGCACTGGTGGTTCGATTACTGGCACCATTAAGAGTGTTTCTCCGTCGAAGACCTTCTGGTCTGTTGTGAAGGAAGGCGGCGTCGAGGAAGAGGACGGTTACGTTACTACTAGCCGTACCCGTGGCAAGACCCACGCTCTACTTATCGTCGTTGAAGACGGCAGCACCCTGACTGGTATCGGCTACTACATTGCTACGCTGAAGGCTGGTTTGCTTGGTCTTGATCGTGAGAAGTACACCGAAGTGCCGGTGAAGGTTACTGTGAAGCCGGACAGCCAGGAGCGCTGGCACAAGACCTTCTACCCGGTGAAGCGTCAGTCTGCTGCGCCTGCTGTCCGTGCCGCCGATGTGGCCGCTTAG